GCCTTGGCCTTGACCTTCTCCTGATAGTCGGCGATCGCGGCGGGTGAGGCGCCGGCCTTCTCGAGCAGCGGCTTGATGCGCTGCTGCCAGTCGAGCTCGTGCAGCTTGAAGGTGGCGTCGATGGTCTCCTGGCTGATGCCGCCGGGTCCGGCCTTGTCGATGTTGGCCTGCCAGCCGGCCGACTTGCCGACCTCGTCGGCGAAGCCCGCCATCTCGCGATTCGCCGTGCTGACGAGGGCCTGGTGCTTCTCGAGCTCGGCGTTGTTCTCGGCCTTCGAGATCGACTGGGCCACGGAGCTGTTGAACGTGACCGCCATGAACGGGCGGTACTCGGCGCCCATCTGGGAAAGCATGGCGTCTTTCTTTTCCTTCAGCGCGGTCCCAAGAGCCACGCTGTCGGTCGGGAACTTGGTCTCCTGCGTCTGGCGAAAGGTGTCGAACTCGGACTTGGCGGCGGTGAAGTAGAGCGCCCGCGCCGTCTGCTCGTAGGTGTTGGCGTAGCTGTTGAACTGCCAGCCGGGCGGGCGGAACGATGCAGGGGCGACCACCTTGCCGTCGCCGTTGGGGTCGATGAGCTTGGCGGCATCCTTGGCGCCGGCGTCGGCCGAGGCGGCATCGGCCACCTGGTAGAGCTGGTCGGTCAGCGCCGGGATGGCGCGCTGCAGCTGCTCGGCGTTGCGCGTCAGCTGGTTGACGAGCTGCGTCGGCGGCGCGCTCTCCGTGGGCGTCGGAACGACCGAGGGATCAATGCGCTGAAGGTCGGCCATCAGGCACTCGCGCCGTAGCTGCCGGGATCGGGAATGCCCTTCGTGGCGTCGCTGGCGAACCACTTGCTGGGATCGCCCAGGTTGAGCTTGCCCATGCCGAGAGCCTTGGCGCCGCCCGACAGCAGGGTGGCCCACATGCCAGTATTGGCGCCCTGCTGGGCCGCCTGCCCGGCCGCCACGGCGTCCTCGGCGGCAAAAGAGAGCTGCGCTTTCTTGCTCTCGCCCATCAGCCTCATGTTGGCGATGTTCTCCTCCATCGAGGAAACATCGTGCTTCTGGATCACGTCGAAGGACGTACCCGGATCGAGGCTGATGCCGCGGGCGCCGGCGGAGGCCTCGTTGGTCGAGAGCAGCTGGGCGACCTGCATCCGCATCTTGCGCTCGGTCATTGCCTCCTCGAGGCCGACCTGGCTCTTCTGAAGATCGGCCGAGGTGCCCTGCAGGACGCCCTGCTGGGCCTGAAGCTGGCCAGTGTCCTTCTGGCTGAGCGCGCTCATCACCGTGCCAGCGAGCTGCATCCCCATCATCGCGTACTGGACGCTCATACTTCCACCTCGATCATGAGGCCGCGCATCGTGAACGGCAGCGGCAGGGGCGACGTGATCTCTATGTCCGGCTGGACGTGCCAGCCGAGATGCCAGACCTCGAACTGCCCGGTGCGCGTCGGCGTCGGCGCTCCCGGGTCGGTGTCGGGCTGGCTGGTGTTGAGCGTTCGGCCGGCGACGCGGATCGAGGCCGTGTCGAGGATGTCGGCGATGGTGCGGACGTAGCGCTTGGGCTTGCCGTAGCTGATGCCGTCGGCGAGCGGCACTTCCATCTGCAGCGGCACCACCCTGGGCACGAAGTTGAGGCCGATCTCGACCTGCGAGACCTCGAGCGGCAGGTCGATATAGCCCGTGCTGTCGACGACGAACTCGCCGATGTAGAGGTCGCCGGTGATCGCCGTCACGCTCTGGCCGACATAGAGCGGAAACGGGCCGACGTGGCTTGTCGGCGAGCCGAACACGGCCGAGATGGCCGCGTCGAGCCGCCAGTCGTCGTCGAACACCTCGATGAAGTTGCGCCACGTCCCGGCGATATTGCGGCGGGTCAGCGTCCAGCCCTGGCGATCGACGATGCCGATACGCTGGAAGGTGCCGGCCGTGGTCCACAGCAGCCAGCCCCCGATGCTCTCTTTTTTCACCTTGGTCAGCACAGCGAGCGTGCCGTCGCTGTTGGTGACGTAGCAGATCGCCTGCTGGCTGCCGATGCCCTCCATCTGAGTGTCGAGCGACTTGGGGCTGCGTACGATGCCTTCGGCCATGAAGGTCATCGAATCGGCGGCGTAGCTCTCCACCCAGGTCCCGGTGGTGATCGCGAACTCGCGCACCGAGTTGGCGACACGGGTGACAAAAACTGTCGCCTGGTCGAAGCGGCGGGCCCGCGCCATCTTGATGCCGTAGCCCGACTGCTGCTTGACCGAGAAGTTGGCCGGCGTCAGCGCGTTCTGGCCGCCCCACGGAACGATGAACTCGCCGTGGCCGCAGAAGATCTGCAGGTTGCCCATCGACACCAGGGCGCGAATCTCGACGACGCGATCGGCATAGATCGTTTCCTTGATCGCCTCGCTGTCGAGGCCGGTGCCGAGGTCGAAGTTGAACGGCTGGTTGGTCTGGCTGAGCCACAGCGTATTCGGCAGGTCCCGCGTGCCGCCCAGCACCAGGCGCTGCTCGTGGAAGGCCGTCGTCTTGATCCAGCCGTGGATGCCGGAGCCGGGGATCGCCTCCTCGTCCCACTCGGGGTCTGGGCCGAGGTCTGGCGTCAGGTCGGGATGCGGCTTGATGCCTGGCGGGCGGACATAGACGTTCACCGTGGTCGCCGGCGCCGCACCCACCAGCGACACAATCGCCATCTGCTGGCCCTTGTAGCGGATGTTGGTGCCGACGTGACCGGCCGTGAAGTAGGCAACCGAGCAGGTCGCGGTGATGCCGGCGCCGGGGCCGGCTCCGCTCAGCTGGAGCGTCGAATCGGTCGGCGCGAACTTGTGGAACGGGCAAAGGAAGTTGGTGTTGCCATCGTAGGGGAAGGCGATGCCCTCGACCCGGAAATCGGTCGGCCCGTAGCGCTTGATCACAACCGTGGCGAAGTCCTGGTTGCTGATCAGCATGGTGTCGAGCGCCTGCGTGCAGCACAGCGCCGTGTTGGCAACGTGCGTCGCCGTCCACGGCAGGCCGGTCAGCGTCTGGGCAAAGGCGATCGCGTTCTTGTCCCAGATGTCGAGCCGGCCCTCGGACAGAAAGAACGTGTAGGCCTGCGTGCTCGAGAACACGAACTCCTCGACCTGGGCATCGGAGTAGGCGACCTCGCCGACCATGAAGGTGCCGGGCCGGCGCGTGACGCCGCCCTGCGGCAGCAGCTTGCAGTTCTCGATCGTCTTGGCGCTGTTCTGATAGCTCGGGTGGTCGACGCGGGCGTGCATGACCTGCGAGATGGCGCCGTTGGTGAAATTGCTCTGCAGCTTGCGGATCATGAGGTGAAGCCGCCCTGCACGCGGCGCTTCCGCTCGAACGCGCTCTGGCGCATCACCTTGGTCGTGACCTGCTGGCTGTCGCGGGTCTTGGCGCGGCTGAACTGCCGATCGGCGAGCTCGCCCATGCCCTTGATCTGCCCGGCATTGCGCGTCACCGCGCTGGCCAGCGCCTCGGCCAGCCGGAAGATCAGCAGCAGGGTGAACCACGGCGGCCAGAAGGCCTCGGCCACCCTGTACTGATAGGTGCAGATCACGACCTGATTGGCGTCGGTGTAGGCATAGAGCCGGCTGCCGTTGATGTCGTAGCGCACGCCCTCGAGACCGCCGCAGGTGATGCGCTCGATCGTGAAGGGCTGGCCATCCTCGAGCACCGGCAGATGGAAGGCTGTCTCGTAGCGGTCGAGCGGTGGGTCGGGATCGACCTCGAGCTGCTGCTGGCCGGTGCAATGGCGCCACGGATAGGCGGCCGTCACGTCGGCCAGGATGACCTCGTAGAGCTGGCTGGCGACGATGACCTCGGCGCGCTCCTGCTCGGCAAAGCTGGTGATCGGGTCCAGCCCCAGCATCACCGCGGCCCTTGACGCCACCTCCTGCGGGTTTTTGGGCAGCGGTTCCTGGGCCATCGCGACCTCGTCTTAAAAAAGGGGGCCGATCGCTGGCGCGTCGACCGGCCCCTATGTACGCCCCTCGTTGAAAGCCGCTAAGCGTAAGCTGCGCTGGAGAGGACGGTGACGGCGCCGGTGGCCTTGACCGATGTGGCGATCACCAGGTCGTAGAAACCTGTGCCGTCGTGGAGCTGGATGCGGTCGTTGAGCACCAGATCGTTTTGCATCGGTGAGAAGTAGTTGGCTGCGATCACCGTGGCGTGGGTATCCGCGGTGTCGTAGGACCAGTTCTTGCCGGCGCCGCCGGTGCCGATCAGCTGCATCTTGGAACGATCGAAAGCCATTGGGGAGTGTCCTTATGCTGGAGTGAGAACCGTGCGGCCTAGACCTTGAGGCTGCACTTGATGACGCCGAACGTGTCGATCATCACGGCGTTCATCTGCATCTTGTTCATCGCCCAGTAGGCCGCCCGCGTGCCTTCATAGGTGATCGTGCTGTTGACGTCCTCGCCGATGGCGTGGCCCACCGCGGAGCGATGGAACTGATAGTTGGTCGAGTTGGTGCCGCGGACGTAGCCCGAGAACGGCATCCACATGAAGCTCATCCAGCGCTTGGCCTGGGTCCCGAGCTTGTAGGGTAGGTCGTCCTCGCCGACGTACTGGCTGTTCGAGAACTGCACGATCCCCATGAGGCGGCCCCACTGTTCCCAGCCGACGAGCGCGAAGCGGTCGCCGTCGTCGGGCACGTTATTGTTGCCCATCGTGACCATGCTGGCGGTTGCCCAGGCGAGCGTGGCGCCGTTGGTGGTCTCGTCGTTGGTCGTGGTCGAGGCCGACAGCGCGTTGATGATCTGCTCGTCGGTCTTGCGGCCGAGAGCGAAGGCTCCGGCGCGCTGGCTGGCGAGCATCTCGTCGTGGTTGACGCGCAGCACGTCGAGGTCGTCGATGAAGTCGCCGGCGTACCAGTCCTCGAGCGTGACCGACACGTTGGTGTGATCGTTGTTCATCGGCGGGATGATGGCGTTGCGGGCCTTCTGGGTGGCCACGCCGGCGCCGTACTTCTGGAAGGTGGTCTTGTTCTTCACACCCGAGCGGGTGCGGCAGCAGGCGCGGAAGTGGCTGCCCTGCAGCTGGTAGGCTTCGTGCACGCCCTGCTCGAACTCCTGAACGAAGGCGACGTCGATTGTCGGGTTGGGCATCGGATGCTCCGTTGAATGAAAAGCCTGTGAGGCGGTTCATCCCGGAGCGGGCCAGCAGGTTGTCCGGACAATGCAACTCCACCGGAATTGCATTGCTCGGGCCGAGGTATGCAGCGGGGCCGTGGCTCGCTTATAGCCTTACGAGCGGCCGTTGTTCAACCGCTGGAAGCCGGCCCTGACCTTGTGAACGTAGGCCTGGTCGATCTTGCCGCCAACGCCGGAGTAGCGCGGATCGCGCATCATGGCCTTGAGCTCGTCGCGGCTGAACACCTCGCCCGGCAGCTCGGCCTTGTCCTCGCTGACCGGCGGCGAGCCCGCCACGGTCATGAGCTCCTCGACCGCTTTGATCATCCTGGCGGTCGCCGGCATGGTGGCGAAGGTGTTGTAGTTCTCCTTGCTGAGATTGCCCTTGAGCCAGCCGTCGACGCGGGCGTGGCGCGCATCGGCGTTGACGCCCAGCTGCTCGGCCTCGGCCGACCAGGCCGGCGCCGCGGCGATCATCTGGCCAACATAGCCCTGGATGATGCCGTCGATCTCGCTGTTCGGGATGTTGTAGCGGTGCGCCGTTTCCTTCAGCCAGTCCAGCATCGGGTCCTTGGTGTTGAGCTGGATCTCGCGGTCGCCGATCTTGAAGGTCTCGGCCACCTTGTAGTCGCCCGGCGTCGCCGGCCGCTGGCCGGTGAGCTCGTCCTCGATCTCCTTGCGCGCTTCGGCGCGGACTTCCTCGCGGCGGCGGAACTGGGCGCGCTCGAGCTCGCTGTAGCTTTGCAGCAGCTTGTTCTGGTCTAGCTTTCCGTCGACGAGGAACTTGTCGGGAATCTTCGGTCCTTGATCGCCCTTGCCAGCGCCATCGCCAGCACCAGCCTTACCGTCACCAGCTGCTCCGTCCTTCTTGACTGCTCCCTTGCCGTCACCGCCTCCAGCAGCCTGATCTCCAGCTCCCTTTCCATCAGCAGCAGCGCCTTTAGACGCGCCAGCCGCGGGCGAGCCAGACTGGCTGCCATCGCCGGCATTGCCGTCGCCGGCGCCGGACCCATCTCCGGCGCCGGCTCCTGCCTCTCCGTCGG